ATAAGCACATAATTATATTCCACAATGCTTATTTAGCACGGAGAGTTTAATGGCAACATTTATTGACGAAGGCGACGAGCCACAACAAGAAGACGAAGAGTATTCACCGGTCGACGAGGGTGGAGAGCAGACAAACCCTGAAGAGGAATCTGCTGAAAAAAATACTGACGAAGATGAAATTCCTGAAAAGTATAAGGGCAAATCTGTCAAAGAGATTGTCCGTATGCATCAAGAAGCCGAACGAGCCATCGGCAAGCAAGGGAGTGAAGTCGGGGAACTTCGACGTATTGTAGATGACTTTGTTAAAGCCCAAACCGTTACAAAACAACAACAAGCCCCAGAAGTCGAGGAAGAGGTAGATTTCTTTACTGATCCCGATAAGGCGATTGCAAAAGCAATTTCAAAGCACCCAAAAGTGCAACAAGCCGAACAGATGGCAGCACAGATGGCACAGGCTAAGATTTTGCAAGACCTGAAAACAACACATCCTGATTATACCGATATTATTAAAGATGAATCGTTTGTAGAATGGATTGGTAAAAGTAAGGTTCGACAAGAGCTGTTTAGTCGAGCGGACCGCTACTACGATTTTGATGCAGCCGATGAATTGTTATCTACTTGGAAAGAAAGAAATAAAGTAGTACAACAAACAAAGGAAGTAGAAAAAATAGAGCGTAAGCAAGCAGTCAGGGCAGCATCCACTGGTTCTACCAAAGGATCTGGTGAGACAGCAAGTAAAAAAACATATCGCAGAGCCGACATCATTGAACTCATGCGTTTTAATCCCGACCGTTATCAAGAGCTTGCCCCTGACATCATGCAAGCCTATGCTGAAGGAAGGGTAAAATAATCATTTTGAAAGGTAATTTATATTATGGCACTCGGAACTAATCACGTAACCAATACTACAGCGGCTACGTTTATCCCTGAATTGTGGTCTGACGAAATCATCGCAGCCTACAAACAAAACCTAGTTATGGCAAACCTCGTCTCTAAAATGTCCTTCAAGGGCAAAAAGGGCGACACATTGCACATCCCTAAGCCCACACGTGGCTCTGCCTCTGCTAAGGCTGCATCAACACAGGTCACCCTGCAAGCTGCAACCGAGAGCGAAGTTCAAGTGTTGGTTAACAAGCACTATGAATATAGCCGCTTGATCGAAGACATCACCGAAGCACAAGCTCTGGCATCACTGCGTAAGTTCTACACTGGTGACGCTGGCTACGCTCTGGCTAAGCAAGTTGACACAGACTTGATCCGTTTGGGTCGTGCTGTTCAAGGTGGTAGCGGCACTGCTGACTACAACAAGGCAGTGTTGGCTGGTGATGGCTCAACTCTGTATGTTGATGGCACTAACGTTGGTAACGCAATTACTGATGCTGGTATCCGCAAGATTATCCAGACTTTGGACGATCAAGACGTACCTATGGATGGTCGTGTGTTGGTGCTACCTCCTGTTGCTCGTAACACCATGATGGGTTTGGCTCGTTTCACTGAGCAAGCCTTTACTGGTGAGACTGGTGGCGGTAACACTATCCGCAACGGTGAAATTGGTAATGTGTATGGTGTTAAGGTTTATGTTACCACTAACGCTGATACTGCAACCACTAACACTACTCGTATCGGTATGATGTTCCATAAGGATGCATTCGTGTTGGCTGAGCAGATGGGTGTTCGCTCACAGACTCAGTACAAGCAAGAGTACCTGGGCACATTGTTCACCTCTGACATGCTGTATGGCGTGGCTGAGTTGCGCGACAATGCTGCCGTAGCTATTGCTTTGGCTGCCTAATTAGGCTAAAGGGGGACTTCTTCGGAGGTCTCCCTCTTTTGTTAAAGGGCTTTTGTTAGAGCCTTTCAACAAAGGAATAACAAGGAGTTAACATGGCATTTTATCGTGGAATTGGTGGGTCGGGAGACGCTACTGATGATGCTTCTATAACACAAGTAACAGAAGCTCAATTAGCGGCAGCAGCATCAGCTTCAGCAGCTGCGACATCAGCTTCTAATGCATCTACATCAGCATCCGCAGCATCTACATCAGCTTCCAACGCATCTACGTCAGCATCAGCGGCAGCTTCATCAGCTTCTTCAGCATCATCTTCATCGATTTCAGCAGCTAGTTACGCATCCCTTGCTGCCATCAGTGAAACTAATGCAGCAGCTTCCTACGATTCTTTTGATGATCGTTATTTAGGTGCAAAAGCAAGTGATCCTTCAGTAGATAACGATGGGGATGCTTTGTTGACAGGAGCTCTATATTTTGACTCTACCTCTTCTGCTTTAAAAGTCTACAACGGTACTACTTGGAGCGCTATTTCAGGAGGAGGAGGAGGCGGTGGTTTAACTGCTGTTGTCGATGATACAACCCCGCAACTAGGCGGTACTTTAGATGCTAATGGTAATACCATTGACATGGGTGTTAATGTTATAACTGACGCTAAAGTAGGTCAATGGGATACAGCATATGGGTGGGGTAATCATGCTTCTGCTGGTTATTTAACTTCATTCACAGAGACTAACAATTTATCAGTCGCTGTTACTTGGGCTAACGTACCTGACGTTAACATCACTCAATCTTCAGTTACACAACATCAAGCTGCTCTAAGTATTACGGAGTCTCAGATCAGCGATTTACAGACTTATCTGTCGGCATCATCCACTGTTGACGGTGGCACATACTAAGGAAACAAAATGGCAAATACTATTATCATTAAAAACAGTAGCACTGCTACTTCCGTGCCAGCCGCAGGTGATCTGGTACAGGCTGAGTTAGCTATAAACGTTACGGACAAAAAGCTGTTCAGTAAAGATAGTGGTGGTACTGTTATCACTCTTTCTGATGGAACTACGGCTTCATCAACCACGACACTTACTAATAAGACAGTAACAGGTTTGAAAGAAACCAAAGTGGCGATGGGTGCTGACGATATTGATCTATCTGCTGGCAACTACTTCACCAAGACCATCTCTGCTAATACGACACTAACCGTCAGTAATGTAGCCGCTAGTGGCTCTGTTAGCGCTTTTGTTCTTGAGTTAACAAACGCCGGTACTTTTGTTATCACTTGGTTCTCAGGTGTTACTTGGCCCTCTGGCACTGCGCCAACACTCAGTGACGCTGGTGTGGATACACTTGCTTTCTTTACCACCGATGGCGGGACTACTTGGCGTGGTTTTGTCCTTGGTACGGGGATGGCGTAATGTCAGTAAGAGACATTATACAAGCCGCCTCAGGTGGCTCTGATACTGTTGCGTGGAATCTGGAATATGCCTATTATGGCCCTGAAGTGCCTTGGTATCTTTCTAGTACTTCCACTGAACGCGTGGCTAGTAAAAACATTTTAACTGAGGACACTTCTTCCACAGATTTATTTTTTAAGCCTGATGGTACAAAAATGTATGTTTTAGGCACTACAAATGATTCTGTTTATGAATATACGTTATCAACAGCGTGGAAAGTAGACACTGCTAGTTATGTTCAAAGTTTCAGTGTAACAACCGAAGACACCAATCCTCAAGGTTTATTTTTTAAGTCTGACGGTACAAAAATGTACATAGCCGGTATCACAAATGATACTGTTTATGAATATGACTTATCTACCGCATGGGATATAAGTACCGCTAGTTATTTGCAAAGTTTCAGCGTGGCATCTCAAGACACGCAACCAAATGCCGTTTCGTTTAAAACTGATGGCACAAAAATGTACATAGCTGGTGGCGCAAATGACAGAGTTTATGAATATGACCTGTCTACTGCTTGGGATGTTACCACTGCAAGTTTTTTACAATTTAAATCAGTATCCGCATTAGACACAGCAGTTCAAGGTCTTCATTTTTCTAATGATGGTCTGAATATGTTTATATGTGGTACTTCTAGTGATAACGCACACCGACTTGAATTATCTACTGCGTGGGACATAAGCACGGCTACTAATACCAGTAGTGCGTCAATAATACTTTATGCTGATAATCCGCAAGGCATCTTTGTAAAGCCTGACGGTTCAATGCTGTACGCTGTAAGCGCCACTGACGATACTGTTTCTCAGTGGTTTTTAGGAATAGCTGATATAGGTAGTAGAGAGGCAGATCCAGAAGGTGTATTTTTTAGCCCAGACGGACTAAGAATGTATATTACTGGGATAGCAGGCGACGATGTAACGCAATACTCTCTTTCAACCGCATGGGATTTAAACACTGCTACTTATGTAAGAGATAGGGCGTTAGGTACTACTAACAAATATGATCTTTTCTTCAAAGACGATGGCACAAAGATGTTTATTACCGCTGGTACTAACGTCTTAGAGTACAGTCTTTCAACAGCGTGGGACGTTAGCACAACATCTTTGGTACAAACATTTACCAAAACAGGAAATGCTTTTGGGTTGTTTTTTAAGCCTGACGGTACAAAAATGTATGTGTCTAATACTGCTTCAACAATAGAGGAATACGATCTTTCAACCGCATGGGATATAGGGACTGCTAGTTTATTATATACCATGAGCGTAACACATGAATCATTTTCTTTTAAATCAGATGGTACAAAATTATTTGTTCTTACCTCTGCTACCGATGAAGTGATTGAATTTGATTTAACGGTTGCTTGGAAAATAACTAGCGCAGTTGAGGCAAAACGATTTAGTATTGATGACGCAAATCCAACTGGTTTATTTTTCAAACCTAATGGGACCGGCTTCTTTGTTATTGGCGCTACGAGAGATTGGGTTTATCCTTATAAAATTGGAATTCAGGAGTAATATATGTTAGTAAAAATTGAAAATGGATTGGTGGCTCAATTCCCCTATACACTGAAACAAATGCGGATAGATTATGCGTCAGTTTCATTGCCGAAAAACCCATCAAAAGAAACATTAGAATCTTTTGGTGTTTTTCCTGTCAGCGAGGAAGAAGCTCCATCTTTTGATCCTAAGACACAGCGTATTGACCATGCATTGTACCCAACCCTAGTTAACGGTGTGTGGGTTCGTGTTAAGTCAGTTGTTAATAAGACAGATACTCAAATTACCGCAGACACCGAAAGCGAAGCAATCCAAGTACGCAGAGATCGAAACGATCTGTTGTCTGCTTCTGACTGGACTCAAGTGGCTGACGCACCTGTTGATAAAGCGGCGTGGGCTACCTATCGTCAGGCTCTTCGTGATGTAACAAGTCAAACAGGGTTCCCTTGGGAAGTTACTTGGCCTAGTAAACCGGAGTGATAAATGGAAGCGATGGATCCTGTAGAGTATGGAAGATTACTTGCTAAAGTAGAGGGACTAGAAAGCAAAGTGAACAGCATGGATGCCGACATTAAATGCCTACTAGCCCTTGCAAATCAAAGTAAGGGTGGTTTCTGGATGGGGATGACCATAGCTTCTATTGCTGGTGGTTTCCTCACTTGGTTAACACAACATTGGATTAAATAAAATGATTGACCCCGTAAGTGCCTTTGCTCTAGCTACTGGAGCCTTCAACATGATTAAGAAGGCAGTAGAAGCTGGAAGAGAGATAGAAGATTGCGTAGGCTACTTCGGGAAATTCTTTCAGGGTGTTAGCGACATTAACAAAGCAGAGGAAGAGGCAAAGAACCCACCTCTGTTTCGTAAGCTGCTCAGTGGAGGTTCTGTCGAGGAGGAGGCTTTCCAGGCTGTCGTCCATAGGCAGAAGGTGCAGCAGATGGAGAATGAGCTACGAGAGCTTATCACCTATCGCTACGGTGTGGAGACATACAGAGAGATGATTCAGATGCGCCGTACCATTAAGGAAGAGCGTGAAAGAACCGTCTACAAGCAACAACAGAGGCGTAAGAACCTCCTATGGAATGGATTAGCCTTAGCCATCTTTTCGGCTGGTATCGGGTTTATCTGGTGGTTAATTGTGTTAATGATTGATATGAAAGGTGGTTAATATGCCATTGAAGAAGGGAAAAAGCGACAAGGCTGTTAGTTCTAATATTAGTATGATGGTCAAAGAGGGTCGCCCACAGAAACAAGCTATTGCCATCGCTCTTTCTAAGGCTGGTCGTAAGTTGCCTGAGCGTAACCAACGAGCTAAGACTAACAAGAGTAAGAAATGAAACACACAGTAGGTT